GTCGTTGTTTAATAAAGTAAACAAAGAACTTATCAATGACATTATAGATACGGAAATCTATTACTATCAAGTTGCTTTAACTGATACAAAGTCAAATTTGTATGGTGAGGGTAAGGATAAAGTATTTCACCAACCAATCAAGATTGCTTGTTTAATCGAGAGGGGCCAGTCCACACAAATCTCCGATGATTTTGGACAATCATACTCTCGTGAGGTACAATTTAGATTTCTTCGAGACACTTTGGTTGATAAGAGTCTTGTACCCGAAGTTGGTGATATAATTCAATGGAATAATGAATACCACTTAATAGACGCACAATATTCATATCAATATGTGGCAGGTAAGAATCCTGATACGTGGGATGGTGGTGATTCACAAGGTCTAAATGTATCTATTATATGTGATGCACACGTTACTCGACAAACATCTATCAAATTGTTAGATACTTATAAGGGTAACTCACGACAAAATGATAACGAAGTACCATTAGGACTATAAGATGGCAATTAAGTATAGAAATACCGATACATCAAAACCAAATCTTACTCAAACCGAGTCTTCTACATCACAAGACCCAAAATTGAATAAGGCAAAGCAAGTCCGTAGAGACCAAGACAATGTAAAGAACATTTCAGTTGGTATTTATGATGTAGATACTGCATTCAAGAACTTTTTGGAGAAAGATGTAAAACCTACTATCGAGGATGATGGTAGATTCTACCCAGTACCAGTAATGTACGCGTCTCCCGAAAAATGGATATCGGCTCAACGTGATGGGTTTATGAAAGATGATAATGGTATGATTTTAACGCCAGTTATCTCGTTTAAAAGAAACAATCTTTCAATCAACACCGATTTAGCTAAGTTAAAGGTAGCACAAAACGAAGATGCTCACCAAATGTTTGAAAGAACGTATACAAAAACAAATAGATACGACCAATTCTCAGTTTTAACTGGGCAATCTCCGAAAAAAGAATATATGTCGGTTGAAAGACCGGATTATGTAAACTTAGAATACGAAGTAGTCGTTTGGTGTGATTATATGGAGCAGGTAAACAAGATTGTTGAACAAATCGTGTTTTTCCAAGGTCGTTCGTTTGGTGATAGATACAAATTCGTAATTAAAGGTGATTCTTACGCATTTGAAACCATTTCAGAGATGGGGCAAGATAGAATCACCAAAGCAAGTATAAATCTGACAGCAAAAGCATATATTGTTCCAGAATATGCAGCTGTAACTAATAATACCAAGAGAAGAATCTCAATTGGTAAGGTATCTTGGGGTGAAAGTCCAAAATTAGGTGGAAATGAATCCCACCCAATCATAGGTAATGAATAATTTTTACATATTTATATAGTAGAACATTAATAAGACAAAGTTATGGAAGAAAAGACAGTAATCCAATTCACTCAAGAAGAAGTGAGTAAGATTCAAGAGTTTCAACAAAAGGTAATAACCACCAATACACGAATTGGTGAAATCGAACTACAAATCCATGGATTAGAAAAAGAGTTCCAATCGTTAAAGAACGAGAAACAATCGTTAATCGATGGATACACTAATCTAAGACAGCAAGAATTGGAATTGAGTGTAGAATTGAAAGAAAAATATGGTGAGGGAACTTACGATATTAACACAAATCAGTTCACACCTAACAAATAAGTAGTCGTTTCCCACATTTTTTGTGTATTTATTATAAGGAAAACCAAATTTTAGAATTTAGGAGAAAATAATGGCTGAAAGAATTGTAAGTCCTGGCGTTTTTACGAGAGAAAAAGACCTTTCATTCTTACCTGTGGGTATCGGTGAGATTGGTGCTGCTCTTATCGGGCAATCAATCAAAGGACCTGCTTTCGTTCCAACGAAAGTAGAATCGTTTAACGAATTCCAACAAAAGTTTGGTGGTCTTACTGAAGATTCATATCTTCCGTATACCGCTCAATCTTATTTAGAAGAAGCTGGTGCTGCTACTATCGTAAGAGTATTAGGACAAACTGGATATACTGCAAAACCAATCGCATTGGTAGTATCTTCATCCGCAGGACAACTGGTAGGGGCTGTATTACATCCAACTACTACATTAGGTACTGGTGATTTTGATGATACTACTATTACTGGTGTAAGTGCTTCTGCATTCTTACTAACTCTAAGTGGTAGTTTAGTATCAAGTGGTAGTAATGCAAATGTTAATTCAGCATCACTCGACTCCGCAGACGCTAATTATATTACTAAGTTATATGGTTACGCTCCTAAGTCATCTAAAGATGCATATACACTCTTAAACTTTGGTACATTCCAATCACAATCACTTGCTACTGGTGAAGTTCCAACTGTGACACTTTCTCAAGTAGATGTTGATTACACTAACGCATACCAAGAAGCAAGTACTCCATTTATTAAATCACAAAAGGTTGCGGGTACTGCAGTTAATTTATTCCAATTCCATACATTATCTCACGGTAACTCAACTAACTACGAATTTAAAGTAGGTATTAGTAATATCAAACCAGCATCTGAGGTGCCAGGTTCTGAATATGGTACATTTAGTGTTGTAGTACGTAGAGTAGATACTGGTAAGATTCCTAATTCAATCTTTGGTCAAGGTGTTCAAGATTCTGATGTTAGACCTAATATTGTTGAAGAATTCCAAGGTGTAAACCTTGACCCTAACTCACCAAACTACATTAAGAGAATTATTGGTGACAAATACATTACTGTTGATTCAAATGGTAAATTGACTTCGAATGGTGATTATCCTAACGCATCTGCTCATATCAGAGTATCTGTTACCGATGATGTAGACGCTGGTTCAATTGATTCAACACTTGTACCATTCGGATTTGGTAAAGTAACGTCACCATTACATTCGACTTACAACCTACCATCACCAACGTACAATGTATCACAATCGATTTCAAGTGAATATAACAAAAGAGCATTCTTAGGTTACTCATTTGATTTCACAACAAGTGATAACTTGAACTTCCTACAACCGCTTCCAAAAGCAAATACTGAAACAGTTGGTTCTGACTTTGATTTGGCAACGTGTCATTCAAATGGGTCTACTATTACATTAACGTCTGATATAGACGCTAAGAAATTCTTAGTTCCATTCCAAGGTGGTTTTGATGGATACGAACCAAATAGAGTAGTAAACAATGGTTCTGCTATTGTTGCTGGAAACTCACAAGGATTCGACTTATCATCAGCTACCGCTGCTGGTACTGTTGCATATAGAAAAGCTATCAACGCAATCTCTAATCCAGATGAGTTCGATATCAATATGATTGCTCTGCCAGGTGTTATTAATAGACTACACTCTTCAGTAAGTACATTCGCTAAAGATATGTGTGAAGATAGATTGGATTGTTTCTATGTGATGGACGCTGGCGGTTACTCTGACTCTATTACAACTGTTAAAAATTCATTGACTTCATTTGACTCAAACTATGTGGCAACTTACCACCCATGGGTTAAGATACTTGATACTGATAAGAATAAGCCAGTATGGGTTCCGCCAAGTGTTGTACTTCCTGGTGTAATTGCATTCAACGATGCAGTAGGTGCTGAATGGTACGCTCCCGCTGGTTTGAATCGTGGTGGTCTTCCAAATGTAATCGAAGTTAAGACACGTCTTACTCACGATGAGAGAGATTCATTGTACGAAGGTCGTATTAACCCAATCGCTACGTTCCCTGGACAAGGTGCTACGGTATTCGGTCAAAAGACATTACAAGCTAAACCATCGGCATTGGATAGAATCAATGTAAGAAGATTGTTAATCGCAGTTAAGAAATACATCGCATCTTCAACAAGATATTTGGTATTTGAAAACAATACTGCTGCAACAAGAAATAGATTCCTATCAATTGTAAATCCATACTTGGAATCAATCCAACAAAGAAATGGTTTGTACGCATTTAAAGTGGTGATGGATGATACCAACAACACTCCAGATGTAATTGATAGAAATATTATGGTAGGGGAAATTTACTTACAACCAACGAAGACTGCTGAATTCATTGTACTTGACTTCAACATCCTTCCAACTGGCGCTGCATTCCCTGAGGCATAATTGTAAATTTAGACTATTTATTAGAAAGACAATAGGAGATTATAAATGGCACAGCTATTAGACCCAAATGAAATTATGTTCACCAACTTCGAACCGAAGATGTCAAATCGGTTCATTATGTATATTGAAGGAATTCCTGCATACTTGGTGAAAACTGCTGCAAGACCTGAGATTAATAATGGTAAGGTGACTATCGACCATATCAACACACGTAGATATGTAAAAGGTCGTTCTGAATGGCAAGATTTGTCAGTAACCTTGTATGACCCAGTAGTACCATCGGCTGCACAAGCAGTAATGGAGTGGGTAAGATTACACCACGAATCAGTAACTGGTCGTGATGGTTATTCTGACTTCTACAAAAAAGATATCGTATTCAACAGTTTGGGTCCTGTTGGTGATAAAGTAGAAGAGTGGACACTAAAAGGTGCATTTGTACAAAGTGCTAATTTCTCTGATATGGATTATAGTGGTGAAGATTTGGCAACTGTTGAAATGACATTGACTTACGATTACGCTATCTTACAATACTAAATTAAGGATTGTTTTAATTACAAAATAACTATTGATAACCCTCACCTATTGGTGGGGGTTTTTATTTTTAAATAAATACTTATATAAGGTTAACCAAAATAAAGGAGAAAATATGGCAATACAAGTTGTAAAACAAATTGCAGACAATGTTGTTGTTTATGTAAACGGCGGCACAATCGTAGACTCATCTACTGAAAATCACTTTACATTTCAAGAAGCTGTTGAAAGTTGGGGAATTGACTCGGATGGTTGGGATAAATCTAAATTTACCCACGAAACTCTTGAAGATGATTTCACATTCCCAGCAAACTTTGAGTGTTATGGATTTACTATCGTGGATGGTACTATGGCTGAGGTTACTGAATAGTAACTTTACCATTAAAACAAAAGAAACCCTCACCAATGGTGGGGGTTTTTGTATTATAAATGTTCGTGTTACATACTTATATATGGTTAACCAATAAGTAACAAGGAAAAGTTATGACAGATTTACAAGATGATTACAAAATGTCAGATGCTGAGTTAGCTGCTCAGATTAGACAACAACACGAAGTGAAACAAGTAAGTGATTACAAGTTTCCAACTGAAATTATCGAACTACCATCACGTGGTTTGATTTACTCAAAAGACAATCCACTTTCAAGTGGTAAAATTGAAATGAAGTATATGACTGCAAAGGAAGAGGATATCCTCACCACTCAGTCGTATATCAAAGATGGTTCAGTACTTGACCGATTATTCCAATCTCTTATTATATCAAATGGCGAAGGTCAACCTATTAAGTATGTAGACTTGGTAACTGGTGACAAAAATGCTATTATGATTGCTGCAAGAGTATTGGGGTATGGTAAAGATTATGAAGTAGAGATTGATGACCCATATAGTGGTAATAAACAAAAAGAAAATATCGACCTTACTCAGTTTGAGAACAAGGATTATGATGGGTCTACACAATTAGAACCTAATAAAAATGAGTTTGAATTTACACTACCACGTTCTCAAAGAAAAATTACTTTTATGGCAATGACTGAAAGTAAAGAGAGAAAAGTAAAGCATCAAGTAGAAGAGTTGAACAAGGCAAATCGTAAGTTAAAAGATTCTACCTCAAGAGAACTCACTACTCGTATGAAGAATATGATTCTCTCAATAGATGATGATAGTGACCAAAAAGTAATTAATCATTTCGTTGATAATGAACTATTCGCAGTAGATTCAAAGGCCCTCCGAGCATATATCAATGAAGTTGTTCCCGATATTGACTTGACTTGGGAATTTGTCTCGGAGGAGACCGGGGAAGGGAGAGTGATGCAACTGCCAATGGATGTGACCTTTTTTTGGCCTTCCAATTAATTATAGGCAGTATCTACACGCTCATATTTTTGACCTAATCTACCACGGAAATGGCGGATTCACATTTTCAGATGTCTACAATATGCCAATTTGGACTCGTAAGTTTTATATTAATAAAATCATAGAGTTTAAACAAGAAGAGAAGAAAATGAATGACAAGGAAGCTGCAAGAATAAAAGCTAAGACAAGAAAGTAAGGAAAGCCCAACTTAAAGTTGGGTTTTTCTATATTTATAACCATGGGAGATTATATGAAAAGTAACAAATTAGAAAAAATTACCGAGAGCCTTACTAAACGTGGTATGTCTGAAAGTGCTATTGGTAAATTTTTAAATTCAATTAAGATTGCTATAAAGAAAAAGCAACTTGATAAATTAACCAATGACCCAGAATATCAAAAGATTCTAAAAAAATACGACATCAAACCTATCAACTACAACGATACTAAACTCAGATACTAAAGGGTAAGTGGGATTAAATGGCCGATTTTAATAAAGATAGTAAACAACGTATCGCGGATATAAATGCTGAAAGGGATTTGCAAGCAAATCTATCAGACATCCTACAAAAAAATTTAGATTTAAGAACTAAGCAAGGTAAGCTTGGTAAGGATATTCTTGCATCTATGTCTGCACAAAAGGATTTCGAGGATAAACTTACTACTCTTATGGAAGAGAAACAGAAGGTTCTTGAAAATGCCAACGAATTAGGACAAGAGCGAACCGAACAGTTAATAGAGATGATTCAGCATCAAGAACACCTTTTAAAAACTGAAACGAAACGTAAAGATAAGTCTCAAGAAATAAGTGACTTGGCAGGTGGCCTTAAAGACTCGCTATTATCATCAGTTGGGCTGTCATCCGATATGTTAAAAAACGGCATAGCATTCGGAGTGGGTATGGCAATTGCTAAGAAGGGAACTGAGGCACTGGCTTCTGCATTTGATAACTCAGTAGGGTTGGCTAAGGATTTATACTTTAATACTGGGGCAACTGCCAAAGAAGCAGGTAGGCTTGCAACACAAATGTTCTCATCAGCAGATGCTTTTAAAGCTGCACTATTTTATGGTGACGGATTCGCCCAAGCTGCCAAAGATGCTACTGAATACTTCGGAAGTACTGAGGTTATAACTGGTGAGATGCGAGCTACTATGGCTGAATTAAACGC